CACGTTTTCGCAATAACCAACAGGAGTGCAACGTGAGTATCAAACACATCAACCAGACACTACTAGCCGAGCGCTGGTGTGTCAGCGAGACCACCCTTGAACGGTGGCGTTCGCAGGGCATTGGCCCGGTCTTTCTCAAACTACATGGCCGCATCGTTTATCGCGAAGAGGATATCCAGGCTTATGAGGAGGAGTGCCTTCGCAAAAGCACCTCGCAAAGCGTGCATGCGGGAGGTGTGGCATGAACCTTCAACAGATCAACGAGATTATCTGCACACCCGTAAGCACCCTCGCTGAGCTATCTGGTGATTCGCTGTTTCGTCTCAAAAATGATGCAGCCGATCAACTGGCTATGGCTAAAGCACTGTGCGAACAAGTGGATCGTGTGCTTGAGCAGCGTTACAACACCCAGGCTCATCAGCAGCGTCTTTCTGCTGGCAAAGACACGGGTGTCGTGCATTTCAATGATGGTGAAGTCCGTATCTCTGCAGACCTCCCCAAGCGTGTAACTTGGGATCAGAAGAAGCTTGATGAGATCGCCAAGCGCATCACCGCCAGCGGTGAAGATCCTGGCCAGTACATCGACATCAGCTACAAAGTTTCCGAGCGTAAATACGAAGCTTGGCCAGACAATCTCAAATCCTCTTTTGCTGGCGCTCGCACCCTTAAGACCGGTAAGCCAAGCTTTCGCCTGTCCCTGCTCGAGGAGGCCCAGTCATGAGTCTCCCAATAATCTCTGCGGACCAACGCCTTGCCGAAAAGCGTGGCATCAAAGGCTGCATCTTCGGCAAAAGCGGTATCGGTAAAACTTCACTACTCTGGACACTGGATGCACCCAGCACTCTCTTCTTTGATCTCGAGGCCGGTGATCTGGCTATCGAAGGCTGGAGTGGTGACAGTATTCGCCCGAAGACCTGGCCAGAGTGTCGCGACTTTGCCGTTTTTATTGGCGGTCCTAACCCTGCTCTGCGTGATGATCAAGTCTACAGCCAGAGTCACTATGACGCTGTCTGTGAACGCTTCGGTGATCCCGCAGAGCTAGAGCGCTACGAGACCATCTTCATCGACTCAATCACGGTTGCCGGTCGCCTCTGTTTTCAGTGGTGTAAAGGTCAGCCTCAGGCATTCAGCGAGCGCAGCGGTAAGCCCGATATGCGCGGTGCCTATGGTCTACACGGCCAGGAGATGATTGCCTGGCTCACGCACCTTCAACACACCCGTAACAAGAACATCTGGTTCGTTGGCATCCTCGATGAGCGCATCGACGACTACAACCGCAAGCTGTTCACACCACAGATTGACGGCTCCAAAACGGGTCTTGAACTGCCGGGCATTGTCGATCAGGTCATCGCTATGGCTGAACTCAAAGACGAAGACGGCAACCCATTCAGAGCCTTTATCAACCACACGCTGAACCAATGGGGCTATCCCGCTAAAGATCGCAGCGGTCGCCTGGATACCATCGAGGAGCCACACCTGGGCCGACTAATGGACAAGATCAAAAGCCCCGCTGCGCCAGCGCCAGAGCGACTTCGCTTTGACAGCCCCAAACCACTTCAAGAGCCAATTAACCCAGAAACAGGAGATGCCTAATGAGCCTCTGGAACGACTTTAACAACGCTGATGACCAGCAATCCTATGACGTCATCCCTAAAGGAACGGTCGCACGTGTTCGCATGACGATTAAACCCGGCGGGCTTGATGACCCACGCCAAGGCTGGACAGGTGGCTTTGCCACGCAAAGCACTATGACAGGCTCGGTCTACCTCAACTGTGAGTTTGTGGTCACAGAAGGTCCGTTTGCTAAGCGAAAAATCTGGAGCCTTATCGGACTAGAAAGTCCAAAAGGAACTGAGTGGGCCAACATGGGTCGCAGCTTTATCAAAGGCATCCTGAATTCATCGCGTGGTCTTCACCCTGGCGATCAATCCCCCAAGGCTCAACAGATGCGTCGCATCTCTGGCTTTGCCGATCTTGAAGGGGTCGAGTTTGTTGCAAAGATCGATGTCGACAAAGACCAGAACGGTGAGCTGAAAAACATCATCAAATCGGCCGTCACACCTGATCAGAAAGGATATGCCGAAGCGATGGGCTCTGCTCCTGCCGCGCCTGTACCTGCTGCATACACAGCGCCCGCAACGCAAGCCACTCCAACTCAAGAGCAACCGGCTGTACCCAGCGGTCGTCCGGCTTGGGCTCAGTAAGGGAGTTAGCTGATGATTCTTCGTCCCCGTCAAAAAATGTTCGTTGAGCGTTGTCTATCGGCGCTCGAGAAACATGACAACACCCTAGGCGTGGCACCAACCGGCGCTGGCAAAACGATAATGCTCTCGGGTGTCGCGGGACGATGGATCCAGGGTACTGACGCCAAAGTGTGTGTCCTCGCCCATCGTGACGAACTCACCGAGCAGAATGCATCCAAGTTCAACCGAGTAAACCCGGGTATCGAGACCTCTGTCTTTGATGCAAAAGCGAAGTCCTGGGAGGGACAAACCATCTTCGCGATGGTGCAGACACTCTCTCGCCAGCCGAATCTGACACAGATGCCAACCTTGGATCTGCTCGTCATTGATGAAGCTCACCACGCGGCAGCACCCAGTTACCGCGCCATCATTGAACAGGCTCAAAAGCTTAATCCACGCCTTAAGCTCTTCGGGGTAACGGCAACACCCAATCGGGGAGATGGCAAAGGACTGCGTCCTGTATTCAGCAGCGTCGCTGATCAAATCAGTCTTGCTGAGCTCATTCAATCTGGTCACTTGGTACCGCCCCGTACCTTTGTGGTGGATGTTGGCACCCAAGCCGCACTCTCCGAGGTGAAGCGCTCGGCCGATGATTTCGACATGCATCGGGTCGACGCAATTATGAACCGCAAGGTGATTACAGAAGCTGTCGTAAAGCACTGGCAGACGCATGCAGGGAAACGCAAAACGGTTGTGTTCTGCTCCACGGTTGATCACGCCAACAACGTTGCGAACGCCTTTCAACAAGCCAATGCAACCAGCGTGGTTGTCCACGGCGCCCTGACGAAGGCTGAGCGAGAGTCTGCGCTTGCGCAGTTTGCCACCGGCCAAGCACAGGTCATTGTTAACGTCGCAGTGCTAACCGAGGGCTGGGATCACCCACCGGTTGATTGCGTGGTGTTGCTGCGCCCGAGCTCTTACAAATCGACCCTGATTCAGATGATCGGTCGGGGGCTTCGTACTGTCGATCCGGAAGAGTATCCAGGCATGAGCAAGACCGACTGCATTGTTTTGGACTTCGGCACCAGCACCCTCATACACGGATCGCTCGAACAAGAAGCCATGCTCGACGGTCATCAGGGCTCTGGCAAAGCTCCAACCAAAACCTGTCCAGACTGCGATGCCGAGGTGCCACTCTCATCGATGGAGTGCGCGCTCTGTGGCCATGTTTGGGAGCGCACAACCGATGGTGAGAAAACCGAACTCACCGAGTTTGTCATGTCCGAAGTCGATCTACTCAAGCGCTCGTCATTCCGCTGGAGTGATCTCTTTGACGATGACACTGCCCTTATGGCGACAGGCTTTTCGGCATGGGCGGGCGTGTTTTATCTAAACGGTCAATGGTTCGCCGTTGGCGGTGGTAAAGGGCTGGGAACGCATCTGCTCTCGATCGGTGAGCGCACACTTGGCATCGCTGCAGCCGACGATTGGCTTAACCAGCACGAAAACGAGGAGGCTGCTCGGAAGTCCCGTACTTGGCTGAGCCAAAGTGTCACTCAACAACAACTCAAATACCTGCCTGCAGGATACCAACAGGACTTCGGTCTGACACGCTATCAAGCATCGTGCCTGATCACTTTCCGCTTTAACAAACGAGCCATTCAAACACGCATTTTCGCGGCAGCCAAAACACAGGAGGCTGCCTGATGTTGTGCTCCATTTGCGGGCGTGAAGGTCGCGGGTTCTGTTGGGTTTCACCCAGACGCTCTGACATACAAAGGACATTCAAACGCTTCTGCTCAATGGCCTGCCAAATGATTCATCAACAACGATTTAAAGGAGGTCATGTGATTGACCCTACTCATAACGAAAACGCGGCCGTAGTCGCTGTCCTTCCGGTGCTGGGTGACTACGTCGCCAAGATTGGTATGGACAAACCTCTCGCTGACTACAGTCGCGAACAGATACTGCAACTGATTGAAACCGTCCTCGATGGCTACTTTGCCCACCTGCGTGCCAACACGCCTGACGATGTGCCGTTCTAGGAGGTTGCGATGTTGGACTTTAATTCATCAAACAACCTGAGCGAGCGCATCAGCGCTTTCATCGATGAGGGGTTGGCGAAGGATCGCAATCCTCAAACCCAGCGAGACTACCTTGGTGCCTCACGGTTGGGCGTCGCGTGCGATCGAGCACTACAGTACGAATACCTTAATGCACCCGTCGATACCGGACGTGAGTTCTCAGGTAAAACCCTGCGCATCTTTGAGGCTGGCCATGTCTTTGAGGAACTAGCGATTAAATGGCTGCGGGATGCGGGCTTTACGCTTCTTACGGAGACTGCGACAGGAGGCCAATTCGGCTTCACGGCAGCCGCCGGTCGGCTGAAGGGCCATACCGATGGCGTCATTACAGTCGCGCCAGCAGAGCTGGGGCTGAGTGTTCCAATGCTATGGGAGTGCAAAAGCCTCAACAACAAATCCTGGAACGATACCGTCAAGAAAGGCGTCACGATTTCCAAGCCCGTCTACGCCGTCCAAATGGCGATCTATCAGGCATACATGGAGACGGCAATCCCCGGTATCTCGGAGCATCCTGCACTCTTCACCGCCATCAACAAAGACACCGCAGAGCTCTACTTTGAGTTGGTGCCGTTCAACGCGGAGCTGGCCCAGCAAGCATCCGATCGCGCAGTGCGAATCTTGAATGCCTGCGAGGCGCATGAGCTGTTGCCTCGAGCCGCCGCCGATCCCTGTCACTTCACCTGCAAATTCTGCGCATGGCAGGAGCGTTGCTGGGGAGGCCTAGCATGAGCAATATCGTTTGGCTCGATTTCAACGATGCGGCCGATCAGTCATCTGAGGACCAACCATCCAAGCCGACAACACAAGAGATCAAACAGCGTCTGCTTGAACGACTACCTGATGTGCTCGGCTCTCTGCTCCCGCGAGGCGTGACGCGCGGCAGCCAGTTCCTAGTGGGCGATCTGGACGGCAATAGAGGCAAGAGTCTCGTAGTCGAACTTACCGGCACAAAGGCCGGTATGTGGATCGACTTCGCCACTAACGATCGCGGTGATGTTCTGGATCTATGGGGACAGGTGCGCGGTTTCAATCGCCACTCACAATTTCCAGAGTTGATTGCAGATATCACTCAGTGGATAGGAGGCCCAGCGCTTGCTTCTTATACAGCACCCACACAGCCCAAAGCCCCAACCGACGAGCTGGGTCAATACAGCCATAAGTGGGACTACACCGATGCCAACGGCAAACTAATTGCCTGCGTCTACCGCTATGACACGCCAGAGGGTAAGGAGTTTCGGCCCTGGGATGTCCAGGCTCGAAAGATGGCAGCGCCCAATCCCCGCCCGCTTTACAACCAGGTAGGACTCGCAACAGCTGACTCAGTTGTATTAGTGGAGGGCGAGAAAGCAGCCGATGCGCTTAACTCTGTCGGCATTACCGCCACCACAGCAATGAATGGCGCCAGCGCCCCGACCGACAAAACCAACTGGTCCCCGATCGCACGAAAAGATGTGCTGATTTGGCCAGACAATGATCCTTCGGGCATCGAGTATGCACAGGCTGCAGCTCAGGCATGTGTCCAGGCGAAAGCCAGTAGCGTGGCCATCCTCAACATCCCTGAGGGACAACCAGCTAAATGGGATGCTGCTGATGCCGTGGCAGAAGGATTGGACTGCAGTGAGTTTATTACTCAAGCCGATAAAAAGATCATTAAGGCCGAAGCAGGCACCATCCCAACCTTCAAGCTGGGAGAGCTATTGGATGATGACTCACCCATCCCTGCGGACTTGATCGCACCGCGCGTCCTGACGCCCTCGGGCATGTTGGTATTTGGTGGTGCCCCCAAGGTCGGCAAGAGTGATTTTCTGCTCTCGTGGCTAACGCACATGGCCGCTGGCGCTGAGTTCTTGGGCATGGTACCGCCACGCCCTTTGCGAGTGTTCTATCTTCAGGCTGAGGTGCAGTACCACTACCTGCGAGAGCGCGTGAAGGAGATCCAGCTCCCCGCCTCTCGACTTTTGGTGGCCCGAGAGAACTTTGTTGCAACGCCACAGCTTCGTCTGATTCTGGATGAGGATGGGATCAACCAGGTGATACCTGCGATCAATCGGGCGTTTAATGATGGTCTACCCGACATCATTGCGATCGATCCGATTCGTAACGTCTTTGATGGCGGAGACGGTGGTGGTGAGAACGATAACGGCGCCATGCTGTTCTTCCTGTCGCAACGGGTCGAACGACTGCGTCATGCGATCAATCCAGAAGCTGGCATCATTCTCGCCCACCACACCCGCAAGCTGGGCAAGAAACAATTTGAGGAGGATCCGTTTCAAGCGCTCGCCGGTGCGGGCAGTCTGCGAGGTTACTACACCTCTGGCATGTTGCTGTTTCGTCCCGACGAGACACGAAGCACGCGCCAGCTGATCTTTGAACTACGTAACGGTCCAGGCCTGCCGCAGTTCAATCTGGATAAAGTCGATGGCGAGTGGCGCCCGGTCGAAACCAGCGATCGTCTGGTAAATCAAAGCCATGGCGAAAAGCTTGATGCCGAGCGTCGCCGCAAGCAAGACATCATCCTGCAACTGATTTTTGAAGAGGCGGCCCAAGGTCGTGTCTACACCGCGAACCAGTTTGCAGAAGCGTTCGAGGGCAAAGCCGGTCTCGGTGCAAACCGCACCATCAATGAACGTCTCGCTGTCTTGGCAACCAAGGGCTATCTCAAGTTCTTTCGCGATACCGACCACTACAACCTGCCACCACTGGTGCGCAGCAAGTACGGCTATCTATGTGTGGAACAGATGACCGTTCCTGGCAGTAACGCGCTCAATCACGAAACCGGTGAGTTGATCCCATCTCAAATTCCCGTGCTTCCCACTCACTACAAATGCCCCCAAACCGGCGCGGCCCTGCCCGTCGAAAACCCGAACATATGGATCTATCAAGAGGATAATTTATGATGAATTGCCTACCAATTTACCCAGAAAAACCTATCGCTGGAGTTCTGCAATCTGGAGCAGTTTGCTGCAATCTGCAATCTGCCTGCAAACTTAACCTCAATAAAATCAGTAACTTATTCCAGTTTGCAGATTGCAGAGACCAGATTGCGGAGAGCGTCTGCAATCTGCTTAACATTCCATATAAATCAATAGGTTACACACCAATTCCAGATTGCACGCAGACCCCCTCTCCCTACGGGAGAGGAGAGCCCCAGAGGGGAGCTCTCCATCCCAACGGTAGGGATCTGCACTCGATCAAGCGGTTCACTCTACTGACACTCGACCTTGGCACTCAAACCGGTTGGGCACTCTCATCCGGTGACAGAGACATCATCAGCGGCAGTGAATCGTTCAAGCCCTCACGCTTTGAAGGCGGTGGTATGCGCTACCTACGATTCAAACGCTGGCTCACCGAACTTAAGAGCCATACCGATGGCATTGATGCTGTCTACTTCGAAGAGGTCCGCCGGCACGCCGGTGTGGATGCCGCACATGCTTACGGTGGCTTTATGGCCCATCTCACCGCTTGGTGTGAGCACCACGGTATTCCATACCAAGGAGTGCCCGTCGGCACCATCAAGAAACACGCCACGGGCAAAGGCAACGCCAGCAAGGAGCTCATGATCCAAGCAGTTCAACAACGCGGCCATCAGCCTGTCGACGACAACGAAGCGGATGCAATCGCCCTGCTCTACTGGGCGCTGGATACACAGGAGGTATCAGCATGAAAACACCACAACCTCGCTACCGCTGCCCACTGGGGCGGTTACAAGCCAACCAGAAACCTGATCCGGAGGCCGTCAAAAAACAGGGCTGGAAGGAGCAACACATCTTGGTGATCTCGCCCGAGGATGAGCGGCTCGATTGGTATGAGCAGCAACTGCTTCGCAATATCGGTGATCGCCTCTACGGTGAGGAAGGAGGTCAACGTGGCTAGGCTGACTGAAGAGCAAATTGCTGAGCGGTTGCATGAGGCTGCACGCACAGCACACCGGCTTCCACCGGTGAAAGTTCAGGGATACTTCAACGCCTGGCCTGCCATCAAACGCATGCCCTGGGAGAACCTTGGCGCAGAGCCTGAGCCCCTTCGTATTCCCCCCTCACCTGAGGCGGTTGAGCGTATGCTAGAGGTGATGCACTGGATGGTGTGGCTGGAGGAAGAGCAACGCCATCTCCTCTGGATGCGAGCTGAGCGCTATCCTTGGCGTGAGATATGTGCGCGAATAGGGTGCGATCGGACAACGGCATGGCGTCGATGGAAAAGTACGCTTTGTGCCTTGAGAATCAAACTTGATAACACCCAAGTTGTCGGCTAACGTTCGCGTACGGCTCACCCCTTGACCGACTGGTTTGGCCAGTTTCTCTTGGGGTGGCACACTAACCGAAGGCTCAAAAATGGACAGACCATCGATCGGCATAATGCCACAAGAGAAAATCCGAGAACGCGTTCTTGCAATTGCTCGTGGCGACTACAAGCCAGATGCCGATGATCCAAGGGTATGGTTTGAGTCAGAGAGCTCATATCAAAAAGCCTTAGCTGACACTGATCTTGGTTTGTTCAAAGAAATCGAGAAACACAGTCAAGACGATAACACCTAACTTGCATGCTGTGGCGGAAGGAGATGATCCCCACGTTAAACACTGAAAACTCCAACGAGACGTTTGTGGCGGTAGGAGCACCCCACATTAAAAACTGAAGCCTCCATCAAGAATGTGGGATTTTATGAGCAGGTAATTAGAGGTAATTCACAACCCAACCCAACGGACAGGAAAACCTTAGGGCTAATACCAAAACCACCACCCCTCTGACCCTGCAACACTTTCGGTAAACTGCTGTATGATTTGCTCTAACCTCGAGAAAAATCTATTTGAAGGCTGCGCTAACACCGCGGCCTTTGTTGTTTAGGGCTCCTGCGGGTTCGCGCCAAAAGCGCCTGCGGGCTCATGCGAAAACTTAATGGGTCCTTCCTGGG